CCGTGCGGGCGTAGACCCGGCGTCCAGCGTCCAGACCGTCGGACTGCCGGACAACGTTTGCAACGTGCCGTCGCCATCCACGTACTGGATGTAATCCAGCGTCAGGATCGGCGGGAACGGCAGTTCTATGGCTTCGTCGTCATCGGGGAACGCGTCCATGCGGTATTCGATCTGCCGCGTCGCGAAACAGCGTCCGGTGATTTCTTCGGCGCGTTCACGGGCGGCGATGATCATCAGTTGCAGCATCGCATCCTGCGTTTCATCGTCAGCATCGATGCGCGCCCACAGCCGTGCTTCTTCCAGCGTGATCGGTTCCGTGGTGGGCGCTTGTATTACCGTGACGTTGTTCATTTCCGGTCCTTGCCGTCACGACCGCGCTTGACCGACAACCTCCATTGCTTGGACGTGCCCGGTTGATCGGTAGGCTTGTCCACCTGCGCGATGAATATCGAACCGCCCCATGACACGGCATCGCCTTTTTCGTAGTCCGCCGTGCCTTCCACCCATACGCCGCGATCCAGCACGACAGGAACAACAAATTCGCGCAGCACCTGCTTGCCGTCGCTTTGCGACAGCATGACGGTGAAGCGCCGTTCGTCCTTCTGTTCGATTTCTATGGCATCCACGCCGTTGATGATGCATTCCCAGCCGCGCATGTCGGCCGTGTCGCCTACGGCGCGCCACAGCCCGCCACGGTGCCGCGCCCACGTGCCACGGGGATAGCTGCGTTTCGCGTCGATTTCCGCCAGCACGTCCAGTTCTGCCGCGTCGCGGCCATCCTTTGGCGCGGGGATGGCGTCCACCGTCTGCGACACCACTTCCAGCACGATGCCACGCAGCGCCACGTAGTCCACGTCCTTGCCGTCACGCGGCGCTGGAAGGGCTGCCACGGCCTTGGTGATGGCGTCGTCGATGCGGCGTTCCACGGCGGCCTGATCCACGTCCTTGCCGTCCTTCGGCTTCGGAATGGCCGCCACGGCTTCCCTGACCAGCCTGCGCACGGTGGCTTCGTCCGCATCCTTGCCGTCTTTCGGCTTCGGGATCGCGGCCACCGCCTTTTCAACGTGCGCTTTCGTCAATGTCTTCGTCAATTCGCGCAGTTCGTTTATGTCAACGCTTTTGCCGTCGCGACCGGGCTTCGGTTCCGGAATGGCCGCAACCAGCTTGGCGATCACCGTGGCCGCGTATTCCTTCATCAAATCCATGTCGGCGTCCTTGCCGTCCTTCGGCGCTGGCAACGCGGCCACCGCCTTGTTGACTTCCACCTTGATCATCGCCGACACGTCGGCGGGGTTGATGTCCTTGCCGTCCTTCGGCTTCGGCAGCGCCGCAACGGCGCATGTCACCGCATCTTCAATCATCTTCCCAATGGCAACCGGATCGGCATCCTTTCCGTCCTTCGGCGCGGGTAGCGCAGCGACGGCTTCGGCAACCATCTGCTTGATAACGGCGGGGTCGGCGTCCTTGCCATCTTTCGGCACCGGAAATGCGGCAATGCGGTCTTCGACTAGCTTCACCACCGCTGCTTGGTTGGTGGCAACCAATTGCAGCAAGGCTTCACTGTCAGCGTCCTTGCCGTCCTTTGGGACGGGGATCGTAGCCACGCACCTTTCGATCTGTTCGGTGATCGCCTTATGGATGGCGTCCATGTCGGCGTCCTTGCCGTCTTTCGGCGGCATCACATGGATGTTGCGAATCGCTTCAATAGCGGAAGCCTGCGCATCCACCGTCAGGCGCAACTGATCTTCGCGCTTTTCAAAACTCTGTATCGCGGATTCAAGTAAGCCGATCTGTTCTTTCAACGGCGTGGTGGCACGTTCAACGTAATTCTTGATTACGCCGCCAATTGCCTCCGTGATTATCTGAATTTCATGTTTTTCAATCATAGAGGCATGTCCGGCCAATGACGATTATGTTTCGATATATTTTGCGCCTTCGGTAGAATTTGAAGATTGCCTTCCCAATGAAGGCCGGACACTACCTTGCTTTGCAGCGGCACGATATGATCTACCTCATACCGTTCGCCTGTTTGTTTCCGCAATTGCATTGCTGTTTCATAAATCTTTTCTATCGCGTTTAGATTGGCCCATCGCGGGATTGCGCGCAATTTCGCCGCATTTCGTTTGGCGATTAGTGCGTTGATTTTCGCTGGATTTGCTTTGGCCCATTCTGACATTCTGCGGCGCTCGCTTTCCCTGTTTCTTCCGCGCCAGAGTCTGAAGTATTGTGCTTTATGATCTGCATTTCTCTCGTACCATCCCGAATGAGCGTTAGGGTTTCTCTCGCGCCATGCTCGACTGTCCGCATTGACGCAATTCATGCATTTATGTGCCAACCCGTCTACCGACGCAACGCGCTTGTGGAATTCATTGAATGGCTTAACGATGTTACATTTCCCGCATTTCTTTACCACGCGCAAATGATGTTGCGCCTTCACTTCTCGTTTTGTGTTAATGCCGGGACTCCGCAGTTCTGCAATGCATGTTTTGCATTTCGCAACCACGCCCATACCGCCGCGTGCGCTGCGTTGCCCAGTAGCACGATTACTTTTCGCAAAATCTGAAATCGGCTTCGATACGCGACATTCGGTGCATACCTTCATGACACGCGCAACTCCATTTCTAGCGCGCTTTTCGTGATGCGGAATAGTTCGTCCGCATTGATTCCTATGGCAGCAGTACCTTTATTCGGCGGCGTTTCTTCCTCTGTTTGTTTCGGCGGTGGCGCGGGTGCTGTCGGTGGTGCGAATGGATCGTCACGCGCATCTCGTTTGGCCAAAGCAGATAGGCTATAGTTTTGAACCTGCAAATATGCTGATTCACCGCCTGCCAGCGGCGGCATGTTTTCACTGAACCGTGCTTCGTTCGGCGACAGCATTCCTGCGCTGATTTGAATCTTGTGCTTTTCCGCACGGGACAGCGGGTCCATGCGAAGCAACCCTTCCATGTCCAGTTCCAGCGCGGTATCCCTTGGCAATGACAGGCCGTCGTCCAACAGCAGTTCAATGCCTTCCGCGTGAATCTGAAGAACCTGCTGGTAATATTCCTGATTCAACGCTGAAATGTTGCTGACACCCGGATTTGGCCCCGCCTGAATCTTGTATAGCGGAACCAGAAAGGCGCGTGCCACGTCTTCGCTTGTCCACTTCAACTGTTCGATCAGTTGCGCCTGATCGGCTGGCATCGTGAACGGTTCGTATTTCAAGCCGTCGCCCGTCACCAGCAGTCGGCCGATGTTCGTCCCACTAAAACCGGATTCGAATTGTTCTTTCATCCGTTCGGCGGTCACCTTGTCGATCACGCCAGGCGCGGTAAGATGCCCGGACGGGCGCGACATGTTTTCGAAGAACTTGGCAGAATTCGTCTGGATGCGATTGCCCTGTGTCGTGGATGCCGCGCAGGCGTATAGCGGCGGTATGCCGATCAATGGGTGGAACAGGCAGGACGTGCGGTCATGAATGATTTCTGATGCCGGCATTGCTGGAACCGCCGTTTGCACGCCAGCAAGGTTGTCACTTCCAAGTTGATAGTAGACTTCGCCGTCCGGTGCTATCAGCGGCAGCACCCGTGACGGGTCCATGACGTACATCGCGACCACTAAGCCGCGTTCATCGCGTTCTTTCAGAACGTAGGTGTTTCCCCACATCAGCTTCGATGTCATCCAGTTCTGCATGAATTGCAGCCGCGTCTGGTAACGGTTCGGCTTGCGCAGCACTGGCGAATGCGCCGAATTTTCGAATTCTTCCCACGTGCCGTCTTCGCGCTCATACATCAGCTTGAAGCGCAGCTTGGCGATATCGCCGGCAATCAGCGATATGCATGCATAGACTGCGGAAAACGCCACCAGCGTCTGCGTGTTGTCCAGCACCATGTTGCGCTGCCACGCGCCGGACACCGCTTCCGACACCCAGCCATACCACCGTGACGGACCAGCCGCCACTAGCGCACCGCTGCCAGTGCTTTTTCTGCCTGTGACCCATTCCCGCATGCGGGAAAGGTCCATGCCTAGCAACCGCATCTTAGTGCGCCGACCGGTGACGACGCGATTGGCGAGTGCCGTGCGTCGATGGCGTGACCCCAACGGGCGCGGCTTCCATTGCACGGGTGGAATAAAGCTGTGACTGGACGAGCCGCGCACGATTCAACACGGTCAACGTTTTCACGTCATCGTCCAGTGCATCGAATTCTGTTTCCGCCGCCAACTGCTGCCCCGCGTAAACCAACGGTAGCGTAGTGATCATGCGTGGCATGGGAAATCTCCTTTGTTTGCTTTGCGTTTTGCCCAAGAAGCCTTTATTGCGGCGTTGCGTTTGGCTTTTACTTCTGGTGAATGCAGCTTGGCCATAAACAATGGATCGGTATTTCTTTTGGTCGTCGCCGCCGAAATCTTTGCTACACGGTCTGGCGCGTTCATCGCCTTCATCATGGCTGAGCGATTGGACCGCCAATTGCTCTTTGCTTTAGCTGACATCTTTGCGCGGGCTTCCGGTAGAAATAGTTTCTCTCTATATTCTAGTTTTCCCCACAACGCTTTGCTTGACGCAGATTGTTTAGCTTTGACTTCTGGCTTGGATAATATTTTCGCCATCGCGGCGGCGAGTCTAGCTTTTGCTTCTGATTTATTAACCGCTACTCTGATAGCGGCTATTCGTCGCCCGTTTTGTTCAGGGTTTGACAACATTTTCAATGCCCGTAAACGAGCTTCTTCCTTACGCTCAGGCGTAGACCAGACACGCCTCATCGCTATCGATAACGCTTCGCGTGTTTGTGGATTTGCGTATGCCTTTCGCAAAGATTTTGATTTCCGCTGTTTCGCTTCTTGGGTATTAAGCGCGGCCAGCCATTCTTTTCGTTTTCTTGGGTTCGTCCATGCCTTGCGAACACCTGCGGCAATCTTTGGTGACATTTCGGCGCGCTTTTCAGCACTCAGCACCGGGAACGCATCCCCGCCGTCGGTCGTGTTGGTCAAGAAATGACCACGCGCACGCGCATCGGCTATGAATTTGCGTTCCACTGTCTTCCAGCATTCACCGGTTTTCAGCGTTGCCAGTATTCGCAATTCCGGCAGCAGCCCCTGCGCCAACAGCTTGCGAATCCATCTGGCCTTATGATCCTGCCCACGCCCCGTCTTAGCCGTGGTGATGTGGCCGATGAAGCGCGCCTGCGGATCAACTGACTTGCCGATGTAACGGATCGCACACTTTACCGGACAGAAAAGACCGTAAATGTAATTCATATCCTCTCCCAAGGATTTCCTAAAAAGGAAACGCGCCGGCCCGCTAGGAGAGCGGGTTTTCGGGAATGACCCTAGGCGCGTTCTTCGTTCACAACTCTCAGGCGTAAGCAGCCGTCCGAATGTATTGGGCCGCAGCAGTGCGCCGCAAAGTCCAATTTATATAGCGCACGGCCTTAATTGCCAAAGTATTTGTTTGAAACATGCTCACCATCGACGTTGCCACCGAGCTACCCGCCGACCGGTTGGTCGGGTTGTCGAGCATTTCGATGGACGCCTCGTTGCTGACGCTGATCGACACACCACCTTCGTCCGCAAGCATGATTTCCTGCGGTGCGATGAGCACGATCATGTTGGCGTAGTCCGGCGAACCGGTCATCAGCGCCGCCTGCGACACGATCACCGGCAACCCCTGCCACGTGCCGCCGTTGATGTTCAACGTCGGGAACTGCGGATTGCCCAACGACGTTTGCATCAACGACAGCGCCAGCGCCGTGGTCGCCGTCATCACCCAGTAACACTGGCTGATGTCGATCTCGGCGGTGATCATCGGCGCGAACACCGCTTTCACATCCGTGGCGATGGCCGCGAAGTTGGTGCCGGAAGGCGTGACCGCCGTGGCCCCATAGGTGACCGAGGCCGGTTGGATGTTCGTCAGCCCGCCTTGCGTCGGGTCGATGAACGAGGTGTCGCTGAACTGCGCGATCTGAGCCGCCAGATCGTTGCGCACCAGCAACTCGGCGGACGGCGAGGAACTCCGCGCCAGTTCGTCGTCGATGGCGATCAAGCCCGCCATCTTGGTGATGCCCAGCGTTGCGCTGCTGGTGGTCAGCTTGCTCACCGGCACCGGACGACCCTGCCCCACCCAGTAAGCGGTGGAACCCCCGGTTTGCGAACCGACGCGCACGTTGAACGGCACGCGGCGAAAGCCGCCGATCTTGCCGAGGATGGTCTGCGGGCGCAGGAATTCGATGAAGTCGGCTTGCAGGTCTTGTGCGTAGACCAACTCCGACGCCCAGCCAGTGGTGGTGGAATCACCGGCCAACACCGCCGTTTTCAGCACTTGCAGCACTTCCGGCGTCTGATCCATCCAACGCTTGTTGGCTTGGAAAATCTCCTGCGCCGAATGCAGGTTGCCTTTCCCTTGGATCAGCGACATCGCGTAACGCGCCATGCGCACGCCTTTCTCCACGTTCGGAGTGACGGTGATGGGGCCAGAAGCGATACGGGCAGCAGCACCCGTGGTGTCGCCGGGCTGGATGGCAGGCTTGGCGGCGGTGATGTTGGCTTTTTCCAGCGCCGTCAGCCGCGTCAGGTGCGCGTCGATGGTCTTTACCTCGGCGTCCAACGCGTCGTAGGTTTCGGCTTGCGCGGCGTCGAGCGTTTCGCCCTTCTCGCCAGCGCCTTCCATCAGCGCCACCATCTGCGCCGACTTTGCCGCACGAGTGGCCTCGAACGCGGCGATTTGCTCTTTGATCGTCTTCATATTGATACCTTTTGCGTTTGTTGCGGTTGAACCCGTGACGCCGGGTGAGTTTGCTTCAATGCGCACGACGCCTTTCCGCTTATGGCCAGACGCGGCCAGCAGATAGGATTCATCCAGCGCCTTGATCGTTAAAATCGTTGCTTCCTGATTCGCCGGAATTGTGACCAGCGACATTTCCATCACTTCGCTTTTCAGGTAGCGGATGCCGCCGCCCTTCAGTGTTTCGATGGCGTTGTCCAGCACGCGGAAGCCGATGGACACGCCGTTGACCAGCTTCAGCTTCACCGACTGCCACGCTTCGTCCAGCCGATCCTTCAGCACGCCCGGTTCATCGATGGTGGCGATCTGCGCTTCGAACGGGATGCCGTTCTTGTTGGCCTTGCCGAACCAGACGTGGCCGACCGGCTTCGATGAATCGTGCTGCCACAGCAAAGGCATCGGGTTCTTGAATTCGATGCCGCCGGGTTCCACGATGTCGCCGACGCGATCCGGCGTCGGCGTTGTGGCCACGCCGGTAATGTGTCTGCTGTCTTGCTTCACGGCCTTGACGTGCAGGATGGCATAGGCGCGGTTGACGGTGACAGCGCCATTTTCCTTGTCTTCCCACTTCGACATGCACACCGCGAAGCGCTGATCGCTGTCGGGGTATTCGCCCTTCAGGTCGCTCATGCAGCTATCGATGAATTCCTGTTCCGTTTCGCCGGAATGCGGTTTGGGTAGTGGCATGATCGTGTTCCTTGTGGTAATTACGGTTCGTCTTTGGCTTGCTGGTCGTCGTCCGGTTCTTCATCCAGAATTTCGGGATGGGCGACACGGTAGGCATCTATCCTGCGTTGCGCTTCGCGCACAGGGATCAAGGTCATGCCGTCCACCAACGCTTGCAGGCTGACCAGATAATCGTCGTTCATTTTTTCACCAGTCGGATTTGATCGGGACGCAGCGCCACGATGGTCCGGGTGACGCGGTTGAATGACCCGACATCGTGTTCCAAGATGACGCCATCGTGGCCATTGGCGATTAGATAGGCATTGATGCGCTCGCGCATCTGGCCCCTGATCGTATCGCCTACCTTTTGCCATTCATCCACATTCTTTTCGATCTTTCTGAACATTTCGCGGCTTTTTGATTGATCGGACACGGACGCACGGTCTAACCCTTTCATCTGTTCCCACATATCGGCGTCGATCTTGCTATAGCGTCTGTCGGTTTCGTACATCTTGAAATCCAGTTCTGCATACTGCGCATCCTTGCCGCGCACCAGTTCCTTCAGCGCACGGCCGGAATCTTCTGTGGCCATCACCAGTGGATTCTTGATCGACAGATACACCGGAATTTGCACGGCGTTTTCCGCAGCGCCGACCTTGATATCGGATTGTGTCGGCTTGAAGAACACGCCATCCGGAATGCGTTCATCACTAAGGCGCGCCCTTGGCAGATCGGTGCGGAAGCCTTCACGCGCTATGGCTTCGGCGGCGGCCGGCGATGTCTGGTGGTAAACGACCAGCGGATTGCCGTTGGCATCGCGTATCTTGCTGCCCTCGAACCACTTCTTGAAATCGGGGTCATCGCTCTGCGACACCGTAGCCGCGACAGCGGGCTTGCCCTGCGCGCCCGATGACGTGCCGCCACCGTCTGTCCACTTGCCGTCTTCGTCGCGTGGCTGATCTTCTGAATACTTCACCACCCCATCGCGGCCGCGCCACGCCAAGTGGCACATCACGGCGCGTTCCGCCGGATCGCCGTAGCTGACACCCATCACCGGGTGCGCCATGCAGCGTTCTATCCAAGCATCGCTGTCTTCCTGTTGGCGCGGCTTGGGTAGTGGCATCGTGGGGTTCCTAAAGGATCAGGACTTGGTATTGTTTCGGCGCTTCCGCCGTGTTCGGCATCACGCCTTCGGCCATCGCGAGCGCCACCATGAGGTCAATCCGACCCGTGGCGCGGCTTTTCACGAACTTGCGGTTACCCGCAGGGTCCATGACGATGGTCGCGTTCGCCGCGCACATCGACAGCACCGGGTGCTTCCCGTGCTTGTACTTCTTCGCCAGCAGCTTCGATTCCATGGCGCGTAGCGCTGGTGACATGCTGATGAAGCCCTGACCGAATTCCACGAACTTTTCCAGTTCCTTTTCCGTAAAGCCGACCCGTTCCAGCCACGGCTTCAGGAACTTCATGTTGTAGCGGTCGAACGCCATGCGTTCGATGGTGTATTCGTCGAACACGCCGCGCAGGTATTCGGCGATGAACTCGTATTCCACGGCGCGCCCCGGCGTGGTTTGCAAGTGCCCCTGCTTCGCCCACATGTCGTACGGCACGCGATCCACCCGCGACTTTTCCGCCAGCCCTTCTTCGGGCAGCCAGCAGGTGGCGTGGATATCGCCCGCCGCCGACAGCAGCACCAAGCCGCACAGGTCCGACACGCTGGCCAAGTCCAGTCCGCCGTAGACCTTCTGCCCCTTCAGCGACGCGGGCGTCGCGCCGTTTTCGTCCCACACCGAACGCGATATGAACGGGCTTTTCGATTCCACGCGCTGGTTCAGCACCAGATTGCGGAAGGCCGGTTCCCGTGATGGCATGCGCCGCGCTTCTTCGGCCTGACGGCGCACTTCATCCTTGTTCATGAAGTCGTCGTAATTCGGGTTCGCGGCGCGGATCGCTTCTTCTGAAAACGGATCGGCGTCCATCGGCGCTTCGTAGATGCGCACCTTGATGCGCGGGTCAGTGCCGGTTTTCGCGTCTTCGATCAGCACAGAAAGTAAATCGGTGTCGTTCGGCGACTGCGTGCTGATGATGATCGACAGCGGTTCGGCTTGCGCGCCAGCGGCCGTTTCCAGCGCTTCGTAGAATTCGCTGCGTGGCCCACGCACCTGCCCCAGTTCGTCATGCACCACCAGCGCGGGCGATAACCCGAACGCGGTCGATGCTTCCGCCGACAGCGCCCGATACAGCGTGCCCAGTTCCGGACACGCCAACTGCTTCGCCGCGTCGCGGATAAGCACGTAGGCGGACAAGTCCGGCGACAGGCGCACCATCTTCGCCGCCAGATCGAATATTAGCGCCGCCTGATCGCGGGACTGCGCCCCCGAAAACAACTGTGAATTGGCCTTCGCTTCCGGCCCCACCAGATGCAGCAGCGTGATGATTGCAGAAAACGCCGTTTTGGAATTTTTACGGCCAAGTGACAGGATATACAGCCGCGTCGGCGTGTCGTAAATGTCCGACAACCACAGCCGCTGCGCCTTCGTCAGCTTCAGCGGCTTGCCAACAAACCGCCCTTCGGGAACCCGGATGTGCTTTTCAATCCACGCCGCGTTGCGACGCGAACGTGCACCCGCCTTTACGACTCGCCGCCCGGCTTTGCGTCCCAAGGACGTGCCCCGCCACTGGCGCGCTTGCGCTTGGACTTGTCATACGTCGTCTGCTGCGAAATGCGCATGCGCGTCGCCAGCGCGCTCATCGCACGCCCCTCGCGTTCCTGCATCTTCAACAGCCTGTCGTAAAGCTCGACATCCATCTGGCCTTCAGTGTGTTCGAAGTCCAGAATCAACTGGCTCACGCGACGCGACGCCACCACGTGACGACAGTATTGCGCCAGCATCGCGTGCGTTTCGCGCCCGAACCATTCCGCAGGCAAGCCGGCCACCACCTGATTCCATTCCTGCGCCTGTTCCGGCGTCAGTTCGGCCGGCGGCTTCGGCCGCTGCACCACATCAACCGGCCCCACTACAGCCAGACTGGCTGCCGACGCCCTTCCGCGACCTTCCATAGCGTAACCTTTTGAAAAATTAAAAAGAATTTTGGTTTCGAAAACTTTGTGGGGTCGAAACCCCCAAAAGGGCAGAAATC